TGGCATGGTTTATGTACGAGGCTTTCGTAAGTCGTTGTTTATTAAGCACTTACAGAGCGGGCAGCCGCCTCCCTAAGTGCTTGATTATTAGGGAGTTACGACTCTATCTTTGAGCCATAGCCTCTAGCTCTCGAATCTTAAAGTCAAGACTTATTTGCATGGATTGCAAGTTTACCATTGACTTTTGCTGATTTAAACGTTTGGCTTTTGCTATTTGTCGAGCTATCAAGTCAAGCCTTTTATTTAACAAGTTTATTTGTTCAACTATTTTCATTTTTTGAAACGTCTTGGAAAAGGTCGATTTGTTCGCTAGTCATATCTCTATACATAAGATAAAAAACAACTAACCAATTTGAGAACATAAGGATTTCGAGTATTGTATTCATTGCGCTATATTATAAAAGTATAAAAGAAAAGACAAACATATTATTGTAAACATATTATTTTTCTTTTACTTGGTTAACGATTTGCAAATGAGAGTTCTTTGCTTGTATTTGCTTGGCTATCTTCATGGCTTTAGCTATATTCTTTTGATTATCTACTAGCTCGCCCCAAAGACGAATATCTAACCAATTTGAGAAGTTTACATTTTTTGTGATTGTTATCATGGTTTCCCCCTTATCTTTTGAAGTATTCTTTTACTTGTTCACTTGTTGCTTTAACTAAGTCAGAAACAAAAACTTCTGACTCGAACAGGTGATCTTGGTTGTGATGTTTGATTGTTGCGATTCTTTGCGCTCCAACTTTATCAAGCGCAACTAAACGAACAACTTTATTATTAACCCGTGAGTGGTACAGGCTTCCGACTTTTAATCCTTTTTCAATCTTCATACCATTAAACTAATGGCAAACAGGCGCTATGTCAAACATATAGAGAAAAAAGATTCAATTATTTTTTTGCACTATCCCGCCCCCGTTTTTTGAATTTTTTAGGGGTGTGGCGGTCAGGATTTGGCGGGGGGGTGGTTTTCTTCAAAAAGTCAAAGGCAAATTCTCTGTGTAATTACATATGTAAAAAAAAAGCGACAAACTCTTTTTTTACTGTATTTATATTTATGGCTCTACCATCAACACTAGCAGAATTTCGCGCAATGTTTTTCAGAAAAAACTTGCCGCAGGCGGAATACAAACTTATTAAAAAAACCGAGTCTCGTCAGGATGATGGCGCATTTCATGATAGTAGATTAAATTCTCTAAAACAATCTACCCGAGTCAAGTCGGGAAAAATTAAAGCGTCTATCCTTGAATCATACAACCCTAATCCTGGTCAAAACATGAGTCCAGAGGATTATCAATTAGCGAAAGAATCGCTGAAAAACGAGCCATACCTACGAGCTTATAGAGAACATGTATTAAGCATACTTAATCCAACTCCAACCCCATATGAATCGCAAGCTAGTTTTCGATATGATTCGTTAGCTAGTGAAGAATGCGATGCTCCTAAACCAGAACAAATATCAGATGAAACATGGGCTTTTATAACTAATGTCTATGACGATATTACTTGCGATCCACCCCCATGTCCAGATGGACAAGTGCAAGATTGTGAAGGAGTTTGCGATGGAGGAAAAACATTCGATTGTTTGGGTATTTGTGGCGGAACTGCCACAACTGATAGTTTAGGAAACTGCTGCGAGCCAGAAGAAATTGGATGCTCTGGCAAGTGTTCATCCGAATCAGGACCTTCTTGGGAAAGGGATGACGAATGCTGCCAACTCGTTAATGCGGAATGCATACAATGCACAAATGAATCTGGAGAAAAAATAACGCTATGTCCAGAGCACCCCAAGCCTGGAGATAATAATCCAACAGGAGGTGGAGGTGGAGGTGGAGGTGGTAGCACTACACCTACTAAAATATGCAAAGGCATGTACTTTCCGCCCTCTAATGTTTTTAAAAAAGAAGGAAAAGCCGTAAAGATAACTTTTGAGTCCGTGCCAGAATTAAACGGAACATATATCCCAGAAAGCAATCTAGCAGACTCCTGGGTCTTGAATGGCGATGGAATTAATAAAGCGAGGATTGAGGCTCGGATAAGTTTTGAAGGAACTTGTTTAATTCATTGGGAATTTTCTTTTAAAACTAAAAACGGAGAATTGGTAGATATTGACAGTGAAGAAGGGCAGTGGGACCGCAAAATGTTAGTTTTATCAAAGAACTTTAGTGTGTCTTTCCCCCAAGGTATTTTACAAAGCTTGGTTGGTCAGGTACAAGCTTTAATAGAAGGAGGAGCACTTGAACAGGAGTTTAACAACGTTGCCAACAAATTTAGAGAATACTTTGATTTTTGGCCTGATAAAACGAATGTTTTAGATTTTAGTCTCGATAATACAAGCGCGCCTGATTCGCTTACCGATGCTTTATATTTCGTTACTAATACATTAAGTGACGCATATGAAACTCAAGAATCAAAAATCCGAGCAGAGGTCATTGACTACAACTATAATGTGCCTAGTGATGATACAAGTTCAGAATTTTGCGCAACTTCTTTGTCTGGAGGAAGAACAGCTTTTCATTGGCAAGCTCCATTAAGAATGGATCAGACTGGATGGAAAATTGTCATCAATACTAGCGGCGTAGATATTAATCATGATGTAAGCGCGGACAGATGCGGTTATACCGTAACGAGAGATAATTCGTGGCAACAAATCAAGTTAATGAGGCATTATAGTAATGATAGCACTGACCTCGTAAAAACTTTACAAGTAAGCGATATAGATTCCTGCCTGGAGTCTACTATATGTCCTTCATCAGACACTAAGTTAATTCAGAAAAAACTATCTTTTCAATGGAGCTGTAATACAGTTTTTAATCCATCTGAAACTGTTACAGTTGATTTCTCAATAGACAAAAATGCTCCAGAAGATTATGTAGATGTAAAAGTTTTAAGCTCATCAACTGAGTATTGCAATGGAGCAGATAATATTTATTTTCAAAATGTAAAAATATTGGACGATTCTTCAGCTATTGAGGTTGACTATACTAGTCAAGCAGAAAAATATAAATATTTCAAAAATGATGCTCAATCTAATGAATCTTCTACTTTTGAAGTGTGGTTACGTATCAAGCATCCAACTATCGCAGATGGAGAGTTTGAGGATTTCGTAGCTATTCAGCCACCTCCAACCCCAACCGAAACTCAAACTCAAACTGAAACTAACTTTCAATCTTCTTCGTTGGGCAATTTTAAGTTTTATGCAATGAAAGAAGATTTGGGACATTTAGAAACCTGTTCGGCTGGATATTTTGTTTTATCTCTGAAGAAGTATAATGAAAATAATTTCGTACAACAAGGAACAAATAAAATTTTTACTAGCGGCTCTTCGGGGTCAAATATTTACGATGTGCCATTTTTGACTCTTGGAGACGAAGGTTCAGAAATTGCAATTGATGCTGGAGACACTATTAAATTAAGGTATAGAGCTATGCCTCCGTCAGGCAATCCTTATCTGGGTACAGGATGTTATTCTTTTTATGAAAAACCCAATAAGATTTCTATTGAACATGGAAACGTTGAAGATACTGGTGCTACGACTAACCCTGTTATTACTGGATGGTCAAAAAGTGCTGAATTAGACAATTCTAGCAGTGAAGCGTTTATTGATTTTGAATATACATTCTCGGAATCCGACGGGGATAAATTGACCTGGTGTGCAGTAATGAAAAGTACCCCAATTACTGACTTTAAGGTTTCTGGAGGAGCCTTCGAGTCACCTTTCTATAATTTTACATTTCAGCATCCATACGGTAATGAAATTACCGCATCTAGCTTACGGCTAGTTCCTGGGCTTACCTATACTTTCACTGCAGATGGAATAAGTACACACCATCCGTTCTCGATTGGGCCTAGCTATGGTAATACTTCTCTAGGGTGGGTAAGCGGCTCTGCTTTAACGGGTAGTTCAGGAACTATAACGGTTAATGTTCCTTCTGATTATAGTGGTGATCTTTATTATTTTTGTGGTCACCACTCTAGTATGATATCTGAAATACAAATTTTAAATTAATAAAAATCATTTGTCTTGAAAAACAGTGTAAATAGAATTATACTATAATTAAATATGCCAAGAAAGAAAAAACCTGAAATTGATAATGATCAGGATATAGATAGAATAGTTGGTTCGATCAGAAAAACAAAAATTAAAACGCATAAATTTGAGTTTTCTGAAAAACAGAGCGAACTGCTTAAGATTATTTTTGACCAAAATACAAAAATAGTATTTATATCTGGCCCAGCAGGAACAAGTAAAACATTTATGGCGATCTACGCCGCGATGCACTTGTTTAACATGAATAACGATTATGCTATAAGCTATGTTCGATCTATTATAGAAAGTGCAGATAGAGGCATGGGGGCTCTGCCAGGCACTGTAGATGAAAAGTTTTGCCCGTTCATGATGCCATTGACTGATAAGCTTCACGAGCTCACAACGGCGACAGAAGCAAAGTCAATGATTGACAAAGGTATTGTATCGGCTATGCCAATTAACTATCTTAGAGGGGCCAGTTTTAAAGATCAAATTATCATAGCTGATGAGTCTCAAAATTTTACAGCAAAAGAACTTATAACACTGCTCACGAGAATTGGCGAAAACACGAAGATGCTTATATGTGGAGACCCAATGCAAAGCGACATTAATGGAAAAAGTGGATATCAATCTATTGTTGATGTATTTAACGACGAGCATAGCACAAAACAAGGTATACATAATTTTAATTTCACCTTTAAGGACATTAAAAGAAGTGAGATCTTGAAGTTTATAGTGAAAAAACTAGAAAAAATGTAAATTTTATAATAAAAATGAAAAATATTTAAAAGTATTTTTTTTAAAAAGGGGCGGGAAACACCTCTGTGTGGACTATATTTTTTACACAGATTTTTTTTAAAACTTGGTCAAAAAGTGTATAATATAATGTAAGATGATTGACCAAATGCAAATTATAAAACACATAAAAACTTACTTACCTGTAGTATGTTTAGAGGAAGAAATTGGCCATGCAAATTCGCAAATTGTGGACTGGGGAGTTGTGCAAAGTAAAATTCCAGAAACCTGGAAGATAACGAAGGGCGAGGGTATAAAAATAGTGGTGATTGACACAGGTCACCCTGTCCACAGCGACATTGCAGAAAATGCGGTGATTGGGGAAAATTTTGTAAATGGCGAGGGTCATGAAGATTACAACGGTCATCAAACTCATTGCACTGGAATTATTTGTGCTAAAAACAATAAGTTTGGTATGGTTGGTGTTGCTCCAGAATCAAAGTGTCTTTCCGTGAAGGCTTTAAATAAAAATGGGTCTGGTAACTTTCAGGGTCTGGCTCAGGCTTTAGATTACGCAATAAAAACTAAACCCGATATTATTTCAATGAGCTTGGGATCTCCCACTTATAGTGCCCTAATTCATGAAAAAATTAGAATTTTATACGAGATGAATATTCCTGTGGTATGTGCTGCTGGGAATTCAGGTAGTGCTGGCGTGAATTATCCCGCTGCATTTCCTGAGACAATAGCTGTCGCCTCTTATAATAAAAAAGGGCTTGTTTCTGGATTTTCATCGAAAGGCGATCAGGTGGACTGGGCAGCTCCAGGAGAAAAAATTTACAGTACTTATTTGAATAATAATTATTCTGTATTAAGCGGTACATCAATGGCGTGTCCTTTTGTTGCTGGAATTATAGCTTTAATGCTTTCAAAGCACAAAAAACAAGAGGAAAATGGAGATAATAATGATTGTAAAACCGTAGAAGAAATTAAACAACATTTATTGAAGTATACAATTGACAAGGGGGAAAAGGGGAAAGATAAAAGCTGGGGATACGGAATCATTAATGTTCAAGACTTAATTCTTGAAAAAGACAGTCCTGACAGTGATCCTCCCCCGCCCCCTGTCAAGCCTAAGCCAGAGCCTAAGCCAGAGCCTAAGCCAGAGCCTAAGCCAGAGCCTAAGCCAGAGCCAAGCTTTGTCAAGAAAAATTTAGCATGGATCGTTTGCGGTACTTTTATTATTATAGCTATCATATTCTATATAACATCGCTTATTCAGAGCACTACCAATGTATATGTTCCATATATTGACGAAAATGGAAACGTAGATTGGGATAAAAAATTTGAAGAAGAAATAAAATGACAGAAGGCGAAAGAATTAATTTTTATTACGAAAATGAACACAAATCAGGTATCATACTAAAGATATATACCCAAATTGGTGGTGAGAATCACCAACAGCAAATGGTTATTATTAAGCTTGATGGTTCGAATGGGTTATTTGGAAGAAACACTATAAACTTAAGAAGCTCAGAGCTACACTTAATTTAATTAAAATAGAAAAAAACTACAATAATCCATATTATATAGTATATGGAGATTATAATTTCGTCTGTTGTAGGAGCCATTTCTGCTATTTTAGTTGCTTTGATACATAATCTAAGCAATCAAAAAAAAAGAGAAAAAGCTGTAAAAGATCTTGTAAGCGAATTGAATATTAATAATGGTAATATTTTTATTATAGATTCAAACTTGCCTAAAGAGAAAAAGCCGACCATGCAGTCACATGCAAGTCAAGAAAAAATTGTATTTATAATAAAATGAGTTATTTATATTGTACTTCTTGCGGGGAAAAGAACGTTTACACAGGAAAAGCTCCTAAGTTTTGTAACTACTGCGGTTCTAAGATAGGATCTAAAAATGAAAAAAATACATTTGTAAATAAATCAATACAAGCTCGTGAGGAGGAATCCGACGAAACTTCTACAGATATTAATGTATTACCAAGTTTGTCTGGCTTGCAGTATGAAATCTCAAGCTCAGAGCAAAAAACATTTAAATTTGAAGAAATCGTTCGTGAAGAAACACTCAAGCAAGAAGAGGGGTAGGCCAAGAAAACAAACTTTTGAAGATCATCATGAATTTATTTTTGAAAAAATTAATTCAAGGCGGAGATCTTGGTTTTTAAATTCAGTGTCTTGGGTTGCTTGGGATGATATTAAGCAAATAATTGCTAATCATATATATTCAAAATGGCATTTGTGGGATCAAAAAAGACCTTTGACACCCTGGGTCAACAGAATTATATCAAATCAGATTAAAAATCTATTAAGAAATTATTATGGGAACTTTCTGAGACCCTGCTCTCAATGCCCGTTTAATAATACAGGTTCTGTAGATTATATAAATGAGAATGAAAACGGATGTTCGTGGACAAAATCTGGCAAACAAGATGACTCTTGCCCCTTGTTTAAAAAATGGAATAGAAGTAAAAAACATTCATTTCATATTAATACAGCTTCAAGTATTGAGGCTGCAGATATAGACCAGCCAGATCGAAATACGACATTTAACTTGGATTCTTCTGCGAAAAAACTACACAGTTACATGAAGACATCCTTATCCGAAAAACATTATAAAATATATAAAATGCTATATATAGAACATAAAAGCCCTAGGGAAACCGCAGAGCTATTAGGATACAAAACAAATGAAAAGGGTAGGCATGCTGGATATAAACAAATTAAAAATTTTGAAAAAATATTCAAAGAACAGGCTAAAAAAATCATAAAAAAATATGACATTATCTAAAGAACAAAAACAATTTATTATTGACAATTTTAATAAAACCCCTGATTTGATTGAACTCACTAGAAAAGTGTTCGATAACGAAGAGCTAGATGGCAGAACCAAAGAAGGTCGAGCGGTCCGCAAGTTTTTAGTTGAAAGAGGTTTAAAATTTAATACGACACAAAAACAAAAGAAAGAAGAGATTGAATTCTCTCAGGAGCAAAAAGAATTCATGATTCAGTATGCCAAGGAAGGTATGACGGCATATGAAATTTCAAAAATATTGTTTCCTGAAATTAATGTGACCAATCTAAGTAAAGAAGTGACAGATGTTGCTAAATTCATCGAAGATGTAGATTTTAGACTTATGCATCCATCTGAAAGTGCAATAAATGCTCAATATTTCCCTCCGAAGTCAAACTCTAGAATTATTAAAAAAATTAACGAATATTGTCAGGAAGAAATTGACGAAAAACAAGTGGGTCGTGGAGAAATGGATAATATAGAGAGCACTATGAAGTTTTTGGCGGCACCTCGCTTTATTCAGGTTATTAATACTTATACATCTAGAGATGATAGAAAACTCTTTGAAGCTGAATATATAAGATCTGTATGGGATAAACCAGACTTAACAAGTGATGAATTAAATTTATATATAAATGTTTGTATGGATTATATACATTTAAAAAATATAAGTAAAGCTATTGATAAATTAAATAGAATGTTTGAAGATTGTGAAGATCAACAAGATATGACTGTTAGATTAGCAGAATTATTAAAAACAAAGAGTGAAGAATATAATCAATGTGAAAAGAGACAAGAAACATTGATAGCTAGATTAAACGGAGATAGAAAAGAAAGAATAAAAAATAGACATAAAGATAATGCATCTATTTTATCATTAGTAAAAATATTTCAAAACGAAGCTGACAGGAATAGGATGATAGACATGGCAGAGAAGCAAAAAATGCTAATCGCTCAAGAAGCCGATAATATAGAGAGGATGGATGTCTGGAAGGCTAGAGTGCTCGGAATCGCTAAAGATGATGTTCTGTAGCCTATACGGGGATTTTCGCGGTACTTCTATCTCTTGTTGCCATTTAAGGCAATTGGAGAGGAAGGAACAACTTCTTTTTTAAAAAATGAGCATACAATGTAAAATATGTAATTCTACTTTCAAATCTGAAAGATCTTTACATACTCATATAAAGAAGCATGGTATATTATTATCTGAATATTATATTACATATTATCCCAGATATAATCTATATACAGGCGAATTAATTCCTTTTAAAAATAAAGAACAATATTTTAATACATTTTTTTCAAATAATGTTGAACTGGAAAAGTGGTTGGCGACAGCCGACCACGAACATGCACAACAAATTTTATTATTAATGCTTAAAAATCGAATTATTAGTAAAAATTTAAAATATGCCCCTAATCATTTAGAATTAAAGCTGCTTGACTTGCCAGAAATAAAAATATATAAAGAATTTTTTGGATCATATAATGAAGCCTGCCGAAGGCTTCATGTTGAGCCACTGCTCAACAAAAGCATAAAAAGTAAATTTTTAAAGGAAGATAAAAATTTAAAAAATTTAGAAATATTGATTGACACTAGAGAGCAACAGCCCTTAAGCTTTGAAAAAAGCAGGTCAATGAAACTTGACTTTGGAGATTATACAGTAGGCGGTTCAGATTATACGGCTACATATATAGATAGAAAATCAGAAACAGATTTCAAATCAACTATGACTATAGGTTTTGATAGATTTACAAAAGAAATGCAAAGATGTATAGATATTAATGCTTTCATGTATATAGTTGTAGAAACTTCAATTGAAAAAATTATAAGCAACAACAACTTTGGACATCACAAATCAAACCTAAAATTTGTGTGGCATCAGATGAGATTATTATCCCATGAGTTTGCTAAAAGCTGTCAGTTTGTATTTTCAGGGGGTAGAAAAAGATCTCAAAACTTAATCAATATTTTGCTAAATGCTGGGCCAGAGTTATGGCATACAGATTTGCAATATTACATAGACAATAGAATATTAAAATTATGAGCTGGGAAACAGGAGAGCAAAATAGAAAAGTTAAAGAAAATATCAATGAATTGATAAAATCTAAAGAAGGGTTTTTAGCAGAGAAAGAAGCTAAGCTTTTGTTATACAAATTCCTTAGAGAAAATATAACCTTCAGCACTAATCTCATAGCGGGTGTAGATTTGTTTCCGTTTCAGCATATGGCTATCAAGTCAATGTTTGAAAGCGATTATTTTTTAGGGATATGGTCTAGAGGTATGTCAAAATCATGGACTACTGGAATTTTTGCATTTATGGATGCAATTATGAATCAAGGCGTAGACATAGGTATACTCTCTAAATCTTTCAGGCAAGCAAAGATGATCTTTAAAAAAATAGAAGACATTGCCGCAAAACCAGAAGCTAAGTACTTATCTAATTGCATTACAAGAGTTTCTAAACAGAATGACGAATGGGTTATGGAAATTGGAGAAAGCTCTATTAGAGCCCTTCCTCTAGGAGACGGATCTAAACTGAGAGGATTCAGGTTTCACAGGATTATCATTGATGAAATGTTGCTGATGCCAGAAAGAGTTTATAACGAGGTTATAGTTCCCTTCTTGTCGGTAGTACAAAACCCTAAAGAAAGGGAGGATATGTATAATTTAGAAACTAAATTAATTGCAGAGGGTAAAATGGAAGAAAAAGATCGTTATATATGGCCAAACAATAAATTAATTATGCTCTCTTCTGCTAGTTATAAATTTGAATATTTATATAAATTATACGAAAACTTTGAGAATCTTATCCTGGAACCTAACCCTCAGAATAATGCCTCCAGATCGATTATGCATTTTTCTTACGATTGTGCTCCAAAACAATTATATGATCAAAACTTGGTAGAACAAGCAAAATCAACAATGAGCCAAAGTCAATATGACAGAGAATTTGGTGCTATATTTACCGATGATAGCTCTGGATACTTTAAAATCTCAACAATGGAAAGATGCACGGTGCAAGAGGGCAATAATCCACATGTGGAAATTAAAGGGTCTGACACAGATTCTTATTTAGTATCGTTCGATCCAAGTTGGGCAGAATCTGAAAGTTCAGACGACTTTGCGATGCAGGTTTTTAAATTACATAAAGAATCTAATAAAGCTACTTTAGTTCATGTCTATGCTATGGCAGGAGAAAATTTAAAAAATCACATTAATTATTTTCATTATTTATTAACTAATTTTAATGTTGTTGCTATTGTTGGAGATTACAATGGAGGAGTACAATTTATTAATGCTGTAAAAGAAAGCTCATTATTTAAAAGCTCTAATATTAAATTAAATATGATAGAAACTGAATTTGATGATTTAGAGAATTATCATAAATCACTAGGAGCCGCAAAACGAGAATTCGCCAAGGAAGGAATACCTTGTTGTTTACGCAAGCCGACCTCAAATTGGATTCGAAGGGCTAATGAATTACTGCAGGCTAATTTTGATCACCAAAAAATATGGTTTGCTTCTCAAGCTGTGGATGACAGCTTTCAATCTCAAAGAAGAAAAAAAATTCCAATTAAAAATTTAAGATTTATGAATTTTACCGACATAGATAAAGAACAATCAGATGGAGCTAGAATGATTGATTTCATCGAACACCAACAAGAGATGATGATTTATACAAAATCTCAATGTGCCTTAATTGAGGTTAGGTCATCACCTCAAGGCACCCAAACTTTCGACTTGCCTTTAACTTTGAAAAAAACAACAGGACCAAGTAAAGTAAGAAAAGATTGCTATTCAGCTTTAGTTCTGGGATCATGGATGATAAAAATATATCATGATGTAGTTAATTTTAAGCAGGAAGCTTTTAATAGCTTTGTTCCAATGTTTATAAAGTAACTTTTATTTTACTTTTTAACTTTTTTGTGTATTATCATTTTACACAGCCATGACCTCAAAAAACAAAAGAAAGTATACTAAAAAGTCTCCATACTGGAACAATCTTAAAAAAAATAATATTTCAACCCCCGCTCAAGAAAAGCCTTTTGAGCCTGTAAGCTGTGGAGATAATTACTACCTTAGTAATGCTAGTTATGCTCCAGCTAAAGGGCCAGATTTAATAAAAACAAGTAATGCTAGTAATGTTGTTAGCGATGCTTTAAGGAATGTTGACTGTGCAACAAGCAAGACTAGGGGCAGGGCGGGAATAAAAAATTTAGCATTTAAGTATAAAAATATATCAGAAGGTCTACTTCCATACAATGTAAGTATTGATGGGGTAGATGTTCGAGAATCAATAGAGTTATGTCAAAAAGCATATGCTAATATTCCTATATTTAGAAATGCTATAGATGTAATGTCAGAGTTTTCTAACTCTGAAATATATCTAGAGGGAGGCAGTGAAAGTGCGAGAAATTTTATATACAAATGGTTTGAGAAAATTAACCTATGGAAATTAAAAGACCAATACTTTAGAGAGTATTATAGATCTGGTAATATTTTCTTTTACAGAATTGATGGGGAATTCAATAGGGAAGATGTTTCTAGATTAAATAAAATCTACGGATCTGATACTAATAAATATTTAGATCCTGGAAAAATCCCAGTAAGATATATACTACTCAACCCTTACGATATATCAGCAAATAGAGCAACTTCTTTCGAGTCAGGAGCTTATAAAAAAGTTCTATCTGAATACGAACTAGAAAGATTGAGAAACCCATCAACAGAAGAGGATCAAGAAATATTCAACTCCTTAGATGAAAAAACTAAAAAATTAATCAAGCAAGGAGGATTCAATAGAACAGGGGTTTTAATTCCTTTAGATCCTGAGAAGGTCATATACTCATTCTACAAAAAACAAGATTACGAGCCGTTTGCTGTTCCATTTGGCTTTCCAGTTTTAGACGATTTAAATTGGAAGATTGAGTTGAAAAAAATTGACCAAGCTATAAGTAGAACTATTGAAAATGTAGTCTTGCTGATTACGATGGGAGCTGAGCCAGATAAAGGAGGGGTTAATCCGCATAGCTTGAGCGCCATGCAGTGTTTATTTCAAAATGAAAGTGTTGGCAGAGTTTTGGTCAGTGACTATACCACGAAAGCTGACTTTGTCATGCCAGATGTGAATAAAATTTTAGGGCCTGAGAAATATGAGATTGTCAATCAGGACATTAGGGAGGGCCTGCAAAATATTATAGTTGGTAAAGAAAATTATTCTAGCACACAAATTAAGGCTCAAATATTTTTAGAAAGGCTTAAGGAAGCTAGAAATGCATTTATTAATGATTTCATAATGCCTCAAGTCAAAATACTTTGCAAAAATATGGGGTTCAGGAAATATCCAACTGTTAGATTTCAAGAAGTTGATATTAAAGATGAAGTTCAATTTCAAAGGGTAATAACTAGATTACTAGAGATTGGAATTATTACTCCAGAACAAGGAATGAGTGCGATACGAACAGGTTTATTCCCTCATGCTGAAGAATTAGAACAAGCTCAAGAAAAATATATAGAAGATAGAGAAAAGGGAATGTATAACCCTTTAGTTGGTGGAGTGCCTTTGGTTGAAGCTGCAGGAGCTGAAGAGGATCGAGATCTACAAGAACAGCAAATGAAAGAATCAATCAAGCAGCAAAAAATAAATCAAAACAAGCCAGAACAACAAGCTGTAAAAAAAGAGCCTGGCAGACCTACAGGAGCTACAGCAAGTAAAAACTATTCAAGAAAAAATATTCAAAATATTATTTATGAAATAGAAAAATTACGATCATTAGCTTCTGATAAGATTAAAAAAACTCATAAAGTTAAAAGACTAAATAAAGAACAAAATAAAATTATAGATACTCTTACAGAATCTATAGTTATATCAACTCAAAAAACAGAATGGGGCAAACAATTAGATAGTTGTATAGCAAAACCAGAAACCTTAGAAAAACTAAACAGCTTACGAGAAGTTTTAGAGGTTAGTAGCGAGCACAGCCTGCCTGAATATCCAGCTGCAATATTATATCACAGTCAGTAATTTATTGTGTACAAGTTAAATAATGAAGAACTACATTACTATTGACTTGTCAAACTTAATAAACGAAAAAGATTTATTCTGCAAAGACTGTGGAAATTCTGAAGAAATATCCATAGAGTCATGGGCAGAAGAAAAAAATAAAGGTAAAAAATTAAACAAGCCTTTTAGGACTCCAAAGGGTCCAAAAAAGTTTTCAGTATATGTAAAAAACGAAAAGGGTAACATTGTTAAGGTGAACTTTGGAGATCCTAATATGTCGATAAAGCGAGATAGTCCAGAAAGAAGAAAGTCTTTCAGAGCTCGGCATAACTGCGCTAACCCAGGACCAAAAACAAAAGCTAGGTATTGGTCTTGCAGGCAGTGGAGAGCTGGCTCAAAAGTCGAAGGTTCGGATAAAAGTTTTTCAGAAGAAGATCTTGAGAAGATATTACTAGAAGAACTAGACGAGTCAGAAGCTAAAGATGGCAAACCAGGATTGTGGGAAAATATTAGAAAAAAGAAAAAAAGAGAAGGTAAAAATTATCGACCAGCAAAACCTGGAGATAAAGATAGGCCATCAAAAGAGGCTTACGAAAAAGCTCAAAAACCTAAAAAAGATAAAAATAAATGAGCCTTAAAAAAGTTTTCATCAGTGGCATCACTGGTCAAGATGGAAGCAACATGTGCGATTATTTATTGCAAAATCATGATGTAGAAATCTTTGGCGGTATACGAAGGATAAGCGTCAAAAACTATAAAAATATTAGACACTTAAAAGATAATCCCAAAATAGAACTTGTAAATTTTGATTTAAGTGATCCGTATAGTATTAGAAATGCTATAGAAAATATTAAACCAGATTACTTTATAAATTTTGCAGCTCAATCTTTCGTGCAGTCTAGTTGGGATTTTCCGATTCAAACTATGACTGATAATGCGGTCAGTATTACTCATATATTGGAGTCAATAAGGCTGTTCGCCCCTAAGTGTAGATTTTATAACGCAGGATCTTCTGAAGAGTTTGGTGATGTAATTTCAGACATGCAAGACGAAGATCATCCTTTAAGACCGCAATCTCCTTATGGAGCTTCTAAATGTGCTGCGAGGCATATTGTGAGAGTGTACAGAGAATCTTATGACCTTTATGCTATACAAGGTTGGCTATTTAACCACGAAGGAAGCCGAAGGGGCACAGAATTTGTGACAAGAAAAATTAGTAAAAATATAGCTAAGTTTGTTTTTGACTTAGAGAATGGAGAAGATCCCAAACACCTAGAGCTAGGAAATCTTGATGCGTTAAGAGATTGGACTGATTCTGTTGATTTTATGTCGGGGGTATGGTTAATGTTAAACCAGAAAGAAGGCCCTAAGGAATATGTCCTAGCAAGTGGAAAAACATATTCTATCAGAACTTTTCTAGAAGAAACTTTAAAACATGCAAAAATAAATTTTAAAAAAGAAGGAGAGGGTTTAGAAGAAAAATATTATACCTCAGACGGAAAATTAAT